CTAGGCGTACCATTATATGTGAGGAGAAATTATTATGACTATGCGAGATGACAAAAAACTTGACAAGATGATAAGAGACACTGAAAAATCATGGAATAATATGATTGTCTTTCATCGTGATAAAGGTTCTGACTGGTTCCCGTTTCATGGCGAACTACGTAAAGGCGATGGAACCTTCATCAAACGAATAGTCATTAATGCTTAATGCCCGATTAGCTCAGCGGTAGAGCAGATCCTTTACACGGATAAGGCCGGCGGTTCAATCCCGTCATCGGGTACCACGCCCTCGTAGCTCAACTGGATAGAGCATCGGTCTACGAAACCGAAGGTTACAGGCTCGAATCCTGTCGAGGGCACCATATTTAACATAAGGTGATGGTTATGTCTAATAGTGATCGTCTTTGGACTGATGACGCAAAACAAGCGATTCAAGAATCGAGTCCACAGAGTTCCATTTACATTGGATGTGATTCAATACGTTTCAGAAAAAAGAATATGTGGTATGCAAAGTATTCCACTGTTATCGTTCTGCATAAGAATTCGAGACATGGTTCGAGGCTATTCCACGATTCTATTGATATGCCCGATTATGGTAATCTAAAGCAACGTCTACTTACAGAAGTTCAACTCGCTGTGCAGACTGCTCTTAGTATTATGGATACGGTTGGCGATCGTCATCTGGAAATCCACATCGACATCAATCCGAATCCAAAGCATAAGTCCAACGTTGCTGTTAAGGAAGCGCTTGGCTGGGTTAGAGGGTCGCTGGGTATTGACGCAAAGATCAAGCCTAACTCTTGGGCTGCTACGCACGCAGCTGATCATGCAGTCAGACATCTACATTAAATTATTTTTCCTGTTGTCTTTATAGTGAATACACAGGATACGGGTATATAAGAAATGGAGATTGTTTATGACTAATTCTGATTATTTGACTATGGCTGAAAATCGCTTTGCATCTGTTCAACGTTACTTCCCTAACTCTTCTGAGTTTAGTCGGCTGTTTAATATCATTCTTGATATGACAAACAAGATGACGCCAGAAGAACGTCAGACTCACAGCGAAAAGGCAATTGAATCGCCTGCTGCTAAGAACGAACGAGTGAAGCAGGAACAGCGGCGGATGGATCAAATGCTGATGAACAGAGATAGCAATAGCATATAAAGGATGAGATTATGACTAAGAAAGTTGAAATGCACGTCAGTGAACACACTCTAGATGAGGATGATGGTCCTGGTGCTCAATCGATTGATATCAATCTCTACGTTCAAGCACTTGGGGCGTCGCCCTCTGAGAAGGCAGCGATTCGTGAGATTATGAATGCAGCTCAGTTGTATATCAAAACCGAATTAAAGAAGTTATAATAAAGTTTATTCCCCAGTAGCTCAGTGGTAGAGCAGGTGACTGTTAATCACCTGGCCGGTGGTTCGAACCCATCCTGGGGAGCCAATTTCAGATAAGCAGTACCGTCTGCTGAACCAAGCTACGATGAGGGAACATGCCTGTTCGCCCGGTGATTCGTACTTGTAAACAAAACGGATGAAGGAAGTTCCTGTGGCGACCAAGCGATTGGGGGAAGATAGGAACGTAAAGAGCGAAATTACCGACTGTAGCGAGTCGACACCTCAGTAGCCTTCTTATTACTAACACCGCCGCCCGTATGGTGTATAACAATCCCGGGCCTAGTTTCGATATCGGCCTCGACGGAGGCTGTAAGAAGTGTGACTGAATAATCCCCTCGTCAGTGGGGATAAAGTAGACTCGGGGATTGGTCTCCCGCTCAACCGGCAAACGAGTCGTTGACTGAGATTACAGATAGTAATTGACTGGGTCATGGAGGTATACCTAAATCCTCTCACTTCGCTTATATAGTTTCAATAGGAGATTACATTATAATGAGTATTGTTCGTTTTAACCTTGAAGATGTGTTTCAAACAGATTCCAGTGAATATGAGATCCTACAAGCTGGTGCCCTTGCAATCAGGGGCGTAGAAGGCGCTGTAGTAGAAATTGGTACACGTCGTGGTGGATCAGCCAAGATCATTATCGATTCATTGGTTGCTAATAGCGACACCAATCGCTCAATGTTTTGTATTGATCCATATGGTAATATCGCTATCGAAGTTAGCAATAAATCTATTGAGATGCATAAAGTCCAAGTAGATGAAAACAACTCCATTCGTCTCGATTATACCAACAATATGCGAGATCGGATTATTCCTTCGTTGTATTACTATGCTTACCAGGCTGGTCTGAACTTTACATTCTTCTGCTTGGAAGACAATGAGTTCTTCAAGCGGTATGCGGATGGGGTTCCTGTATACAACAATGAGAAGATTCTTGAAGACAAATATGCCTTTGTTTTCTTCGATGGCCCACATACCAATGAGGCTGTTAAGGAAGAGTTAGCCTTTTTCCTTGATAAGGTTAACACGGGATCTGTATTCGTATTTGACGATCTTCATGTATATGACCATGACGAAGAAATCGAACCGATTCTGTTTGCAAATGGTTTCGAGTTAATTACAAAAGGTAATATTAAGGCTTCGTACAAGAAAGTCTAATGTCTACAACGCGTCGGTGGCGGAGTGGTCCATCGCAAAGGACTGCAAATCCTTAAAGCCGTGGGTTCGAATCCCACCCGGCGCTCCACTAAGTGAAAATTAATTAAGGAGAATATTATGACATCAGTAAATGTAGCAGCAGACCAACTTCGACTCTTGATCGAGCGTATTGAGCGCTTGGAAGAAGAAAAGAAAGGCATCGCTGACGACATCAAGGATGTATACAGTGAAGTGAAATCACAAGGATTTGAGGCTAAGATCGTAAAGCAGATCGTTCGTCTCCGTAAGATGGAGAAGAATGCTCGTGATGAAGCTGACGCATTGCTCGATACTTATCGCACTGCTCTCGGCCTCTAATGCAGGTATACGTAATCGTAAATCGTGAGCTTTACGGACAAACCAAGATTGTAGGAGTATTCGCGACCTTAGCAACTGCTGAGGCGCGACTCCAACTACTTAATGACTCAGAAGATTTCTGGGACGACAACATCTACTCAATTGAACCATATGAGGTTGAGGGTTTGTAATTAGCTGTTGACCTTTTTGTGAAAATATCCGATAAGGAATTATATGATGAAAAGGCTTCAAATATGAATTACGAATTTCCCTATATCCGAAACATCTCTGATGTGCTACCTGCTATCGAAGGTCGCGACGAATTCGTTGTGGCTGTCAAGGAAGGCTACACTGTCATCAACTATAATGTGATGATGGCTGATACGTTCGACTGCAACATTCGCCGTGAGTGTCGTGGTATTATCTTCGATACTGAGTCGGGCGATATCCTTCGTCGTCCGTACCACAAGTTCTTCAACGTCAATGAGCGCGAAGAAACTCAGGATAATGTAGTCGATATGTCAGGTTACTACACCATTCTTGAGAAGCTTGATGGCTCGATGATCGCTCCGTTCATGATCTGGCCAGGTGAGATGGTGTGGGGAACGAAGATGGGTGCTACCGATGTTGCAAAGCCTGTCGAACAGTTTGTTGAAGATCATCCTAACTATAGTCAGTTTGCGAAGTTTGTAATCAATCGTGGGTACACACCTATCTTCGAATGGTGCTCGCGTAAACAGCGTATCGTTCTCGATTACAAGGAAGATCAGCTAATTCTGACCGCTATGCGTGACATTACTACTGGTCGTTATATGTCGCGTGATCTCATGATCAATACTGCTGATCAGTACTTTATCCCTGTTGTTGGTCAATGGGACAATACAATGGTTGAACAATGGCACAATACAGTGCAGAGGGGTAACAAGACGCTGTCTTCGTTTGTTAACTTCGTTCGTGATCTCGAGGATCTCGAAGGCTTTGTTGTTCGTTTCGATGATGGGCACATGCTGAAGTTGAAGTGCGACTGGTATGTTCAGATCCACAAGGCAAAGGAAAAGATCCTTCAAGATCGTAACATCGTTGAGTTGATTCTTGATGGTAACCTCGATGACGTGAAGGCTCACTTACCTCAGGAAGATCGTGATCGGTTGACTGTGTTCGAAGCCCACTTCAGTAATGCATATGCTGATGTAGTCTATATGTTGGCTAATGATCTTGATTGGATACGCGAAGAAAACATTGATCGTAAGACCTTCGCTCTTGATCACGTTAAAACATATCGTGATCCGTATATACCTACATTGATCTTCAAGAACTTTGATGTGGTCGACCATGCCGAATATTGGATTTCCGTTGATGACACGATTCGTAAAAACCTGACCAAGACGGCAAAGTACGAAGCAATTCGCGATGCATGGTTTCCTGGAGTGAAGTATAATGCCTGAATGTATAATGTTAGTTGGTGTTCCTGCATCTGGTAAGTCTACTTGGCAGTACAAAAAGTACGGAGAATACCCGCCGATTGTAGCGTCAACTGATAACATAATCCAAGAAATAGCTAGCAGCTATGGTATGACATATGATGAAGGATTCAAGGGACTTATTCAGATTGCCGAACAGATAATGTGGAGGCAAATTACTACATGTCTGATGCGCGGAAATGATTTCATTATCGACCGCACCAACCTGACAGCAAAGTCTCGTGCTAAGTTCATTCAGAAACTGAAACTACACAAGTATGAGATCGAGTGCGTAGTGTTTCCTGAGGTTGGGTCGGAAGCTCTTTCGAAGGAAGAGTGGAAGCGTCGCCTGAACTCGCGGCGTGGCAAGACCATTCCTCAGGAAGTTCTTGATAGGATGATCGATAGTTATGAGATTCCTTTGATGTCGGAAGGTTTCTCGAAGATCACATTCATTTAGCTGTTGACCTTTTTGTGAAAATATCCGATAAGGATATATCAAGAGTAAAAGAAAAGAATAAAAAATGACTAGGTTTGTAAACAGGTTCGTTATCTCTGACCATCACCTTGGTCATACGAACTCATGGGAAAAGTTCAAGCTGGAGGATGGTAGTCCTCTCCGTCCGTTCTCCTCTAACGAGGAAATGAACGAGACTATGATCGAGCGTCACAACGCTAAGGTCAAGGAGCAGGACACTGTCTACTTCCTGGGTGATGTTGTTATCAACAAGAAGTATCTTGAGCTGGTGAAGCGTATGAACGGTCGTAAGATCCTTATTCGTGGCAACCACGACATCTTCAAGGACGAAGAGTATCGTGAGGTTGGTTTCCAGCAGATTCATGGTGTTCGTGTGTTCGTGGATAAGTTCATCCTGAGCCATATACCTCTGCATCCTGACTGTGTGACAGAACGGTTCCGTGTCAACGTACACGGCCATCTTCATGCGAATCAGATCATGATTGATGAAACGCTAATAAGTTCTAGTCACACACAGCCTGGTAGTTACTTACATCCCGATCCTCGCTACCTGTGCGTATGTGTCGAGCAGACTAACTTTACGCCTTTGCATTTTGACGAGGTCGAGAAATTGATTCAACAGCGTTGGAAGGATACTGGCTATGCTGGTCCTGCTAAGGCCTGGGGTAATGGATCTTCCCCAGGCTAATAGCTGTTGCCATTATCTAAATTGTGATGTATAAGGAGATAAAGAATGAGTAAAATGATTGTTGCCTTCTTGGCCATCTTTGCAGTTGTGTTCCTTGTTATTCAAGGGATCACTGCTGCAAGTGGTCGCGAAAAACTCCAGCTAGCCAAGGCGCTGGGATATAGTTTTGCGTGTGCTGCGTTAGCACTTGCGTTGATTACCGCTATTGTTATTTTGTTTTAAAGGAATTATATTGTGAAAAATGTTACCAAGGTTGTTCTTCTCGCTGGTCTGATGGCTACGACTGCTGCATGTACTCGTATTGAAACTGGTGAAGTTGGTGTTCGTCGTTCGTTCGACAAGACTATTGAAACTACCGAGCTGATGCCTGGATCCGTCAACCAGACTATGTTTGGTGATGTGATGACATTCCCTACCAAGGATGTTCAGGTTGATGTTGTTGATCTGACTCCATTGGCTTCAGATAACTCGACTGTTGCTGATTTCGATATGGCAGTGATCTACTCGATTAATCCTGGTTCGGTTGCCGAACTGTATATCGAAAAGAACCGCGGCTTTCACGCTGATACCGAAGAAGGTGATACGCTGTTGATGTATAACTATATTCGCCAGCTTGGTCGTAATGCTGCTTACAAGGTTGCTCGCAAGTATGAGTCGCTAAAGATGGCAGACAATCGTGCAGAGATTGAACAGCTTGTTCGTCAGGAAATCATTGCGCAGCTTGCTTCCGAGAAGCTCGATGGTTCGATTGTAGTGTCACAGGTTCTCGTTCGACAGATCAAGCCTGCTGCAGCTATCGTGCAGTCGGCAAACCTCTTGGTGCAGGCACAGAATGCTGAAAAGCAGAAGCTGGTCGAAGTTCGTACAGCCAAGCTCGAAGCAGAGCGTATCTCGGCTCTGAACGCTAACAAGGGCGCTACCGAGTACATGGCTGCTATGGCTCTGCAGGATATCGCAGAAGGTGTGAAGAACGGTAAGGTTAACACTGTTGTTGTTCCTTACGACTTTAAGGGTATCATCAACGTTAAGTAACGTTGCCCTTATTTGGAAGCGTGTCAGAGTGGTCGAATGATCTGGTCTTGAAAACCAGCGAACCGAAAGGTTCCGTGGGTTCGAATCCCACCGCTTCCTCCATATGGAGTCGAGAACCCGGTAATGGTTGATCGCTGAGGGGTTACAGCGCGATTGGCAACTCCGCCAAATATGTGGTTTGTTTGCATAGGAAAGAGATGAGGCCGACCTCATGTAACCCCATCGAGCAAACAGTAATACAGAGCAGCGGGGACTGTTCCACACCAAGATGAGGGAAACGCTAGGGCAATGTCAGACGGTGCTTGCGTAGCGAGTGTCGTGAGGTGCTGGGTAGCCGGCGGGGTCTGACACAAGTTTATGGTGGTCGAGGTGTTAATGGATACATGCCGGACTGTGAATCCGGAGTTACGGGATCGTTACCCGTCGATCACCCCATGGGGGTATGGGCCAATTGGTTAGAGTCAACGGACTTAAAATCCGTACAGTGTGGGTTCGAATCCCACTACCCCTACCACATCTTTCTGTCGTCTCAATATGAAATTATTTCTGTTAGTGGTCCTATAGCTTAACGGTAGAGCGGCCGGATTTATATCCCGGAGCCCAGATTAGGGGACGGTCCTGGTTCGAATCCAGGTAGGACTACCAACATATTGCTAAATATATGTTGACCTCTTTATGATAATGTTCTATAAGAAATTATAGAATGAAAAAGGAATTGGTTATGGAAGTTTTTGTTTTGATGGGTGAGATCCATTATCATGGTTCTGAGCTCCTGGGTGTGTATGCATCTGAAGAAGAAGCACGGACTGCCCACGGTGTGTATACTCGTGACGGTGATCAGTTCATCGATGAATATTACATCGAGCAACGTGTAGTCGGTGCTCCTGTAGATACCGAACGGTATCGGGCGTATATCGGTTAAAGTTTAATATGGACCTCTAGCTCAGTAGGTAGAGCAACGGGCTTTTAACCTGTAGGTCATGGGTTCGAGCCCCATGGGGTCCACCAATCAACCAAGAAGGAAGTAAAAAAATGAATATTAAATCATTTATGGCATTAGCAGTTGTAGCTCTTACCGCAGCATGTGCATCACAAGAGCCCCAGCAAGCTGTTGAAGAAGCAGCTGATGCTAACGTAGCTGTAACCGAAGAAGCTGCTGTTGCCACTGCTGTAACAGATGCCATCGACGCTGCACCAGCAAACGGTAAAAATCCTCGCTAACAACTAGGGTCGGTAAAGCCAGTGGCTCTGGCAGTCAGACTGTAAATCTGATCCGTTCGCGGGGGAGGATCGATACCTCACTGACCCACCAATTTTTTGTTATAATTCGATGAGGTAAAAAATGGCTAAATGGCGTTTATCCACACAGATTAAAAAATGCATTACCGAAACCCAAATATACGAGAAGGGCGACGAACAGATTGTCCTAGAGTATGGTTGGCGTTGGGGTAATGTGTTTATCTTCACAGAAGGGGATGAGCAACCTGACATCTATCTCGGAGAAGATGCTAATATCGATGTCAATTGTCTCGAGTGGGATACAGAGATCGATATGCTCGAAGACAATTGCTCTTCGTATACCCAGCTTCCGGAATCATTAGAGAACGATGAGGACTTCCAAAAGGAGTTCGAGTATGATATGCACGAGTGGCTCGATTCTAACGGTTGGGAATGCGTAGATACAGAGATTTATTTCGAAGGCCCGTTGACTTTAGAGCGGGTTGAGTAGATATATAGTATATCAGTTGTTTGAAAGCAGACTGAAAGATGTAAAGACCTGGGTGCAACTCCCAGCGGGTCCACCATTTTTATAAATAGCCATAGGAGGAAACTACTATGGCTTTTAATAGAGACGAACACAAGAAGGAATGGAATAGAGCTCGGCAAAACAAAATTGTCACTCTTATTGGACGATGGAAGATGATCAAAGGGTGTGCCCGTTGTGGGTACAAAGATCATCCATCTGCTTTAGTTCTAGATCATATTGATCCTGCTACTAAAGATCGGAAGAAAAAGGGTCAAAGAGCTTATAATCCCTTGTGGTGCAGAAAGCGAATAAAACAAGAACTGGCTAAGTGTCAAGTTTTATGCGCCAATTGCTCGAACATACGCACACATGAAGAAAAGCATTATGCGTATCGTCAACCCAAGTTTACGGGCCCGAACTAGGATCGATTTACATTGGATAGGAAAGTCTAGACTGATTGCCTGGCAAAGTGCCACAAAACGTAAATGCAAACGATAACAACGCATATGAAGGTCTTGCACTAGCTGCATGATTTTTCGGGGCCTGGTGGGAGCCTTGCAACAGAATCCCACCATTTCCCGGGTTGTATAAATACTATGTCCACTACAGGGCATACACACATACACAAAGGTATTTACCAATGACAAAGACACCGTATGAGATCCGTCTAGAGGTCTTAAAAATGGCTCAAGATCAAGCCAATGCAAAGTTCTACAACTCGTGGGAAACAGCAGCAAGAAAAGCAGATCTCAATGAGAATGCTTCTTTACTTACAGAAGTACCCGAGTTTCCAACTGCAGAATCTATTATCACAGAAGCAAATAAATTAAAGACTTTTGTAGACAAGGGTTAATCCCCCGTAGGCCCGCCGGCAGCCTTAAATGCCGGCAACCTTTTATATTTAAATGCTAGCGAAACGTAAAGTGTTATATTATGTTTGTTATTATTCCCATCAACGGGCTCGGAACCCGCTTCGCTCAAGACAATTATACCTTCCCTAAGCCGCTTATCAATGTACTTGGTAAGCGGATGATCTTTTGGGTAATTGATAGCTTGAAGCTCGATATAAACCATACATTGGTTATACCATACTCTGATCAACTCGACAAGTTTAACTTCCGAGACATTGTCCAGGATCAATATCCCAATCTCGACATTCGATTCATTCCGATCGACAGACCGACAAAGGGTGCTGCCGAGACGTTGCTTGTTGCTATCAATGAGCTGGGTGAAGTCGACAACATGCCTACGTTGGTTGTGGATTGTGATACATTCTATGAAGATGATATTGTAGGCAACTTCCAAAACCATCCACGTAATGTGATCTACTATTTCGAGGACGAGGGTAAGGATCCTCTGTTCTCGTACCACAGTGTAGGCGAAGATGGTTATGTGGTAACGATCCAAGAGAAGATTCGAATCTCCAATAGAGCATCGACCGGAGCATATGGCTTCGATAGCGTTGAGGGTCTAAAGAAGGCATGCGAGCAGGTACTGGGTAATAATTACCTACTAACAGGCAATGAATACTACGTGTCAGCTGTGTATCGTTGGATGATCGACCAGGGCTTTTACGTAGAAGCTCAGCATGTAGATAAGTTCCACTGCGTCGGGACTCCTCTTCAATTGAAAGTGTTCTGCGAGACATACAACCAGGCTCCTAAGCGCTTCTGCTTTGATCTAGACTCTACTCTCGTCACTAAGCCACGTGTAGAAGGCGATTATTCCACCGTAGAACCGATTGAGAAGAACATTACACTGCTTCGATACCTCAAGCAAGCAGGACATACTATCATCGTCTATACGGCGCGTAGAATGCGTACACACAAGGGTAATATGGGCGCTATCGTAGCTGATGTTGGCAAGCTCACAATGGATACGCTCGATAAGTTTGATATTCCTTACGACGAGCTAAACTTTGGTAAGCCGTGGGCAGACTTCTATATCGACGATCTTGCTGTCGATTGTAATACGGATATTGAAAAGTCGATTGGTTATTATAATACAATGACCAAGCCAAGAGACTTTAACACTATTGAGATTTCGGACAATCTGGTTACGAAGACTGGTAATGTAGATGGAGAGATCTTCTTCTATAATGCAATCCAACAATACCCCTTCATCAAGGATCTGTTCCCTAAGCTGATTAGCAGCACTAAGGACTCGCTAACTATTGAGCGTGTCAATGGTGTTACGTTCTCGTATCTATTCCAGAACAACAGCCTTCAACCAGCTGTATTTAAGCAGATGTTGAGTAACCTGATGGCTGTCCACAACACTCCGGTTGCTGGTGTAAAGGAGGCAGCTGTTGGCTCAATGCTCCTTTGGCAGTTTGAGGATAGAATTAAGGGATTCGATTACTCAAAGTATCCAGGCGGTCCCGATCTAACCAAACGTGTTCTCCGGTTCATGGATGGATATGAATTCGACCGAGAAATCGAGCCATGTATCATTCACGGAGATCCAGTATTCTCTAACATCTTATATGATACGAACCTCGACATTAAGTTCATCGACATGCGTGGTAAGCTAAGCAACACCCATACTATACTGGGAGATCCGGCATATGACCTTGCTAAGATATACCAGTCATTGATGGGATATGACTTCGTGCTTAATGATCGGAGAATCGTTCGCAATACAGAGCTGATCGATATCTTTGAGCAACACGTAAAGAGCTATGGCCTGAGTATGAAAACGATTAAGCAGATGACTGGTTGTCTATATGTCTCGCTAGTACCACTTCACGACAACGATAAGTGTGTTAAGTATCTCGAGCTTGGCCAGAAACTCCTGGAGGAATAATGTCTCTTTTAATTATGACAATGGTCCACGACTTCTCTGGTGAGGGTTATTCGGACGTATACTATCTCTCACCCGACAAGTCGAACGTTCCTGCTGTTATCAATAACAACCTGGACAACTACTTCAAGTTTAATCCTGACTGTAACGTCGTTATGCACGTGAATGCAGAGTATAAAGACTTTGAGTGGGAAGATAGACCAAACGTTCTGGTATCGCCTAAGAGATTCGTTATTAAGCACGGTCAATGCCAGCTAGCATCGATTTTAACGATGTTTAAACACGCTGTTGACTCTGGTATCGATTTCGACTATGTTACTATTAATCATTCGGGTGAGATGTACGTTAAACCCGGTGCATACGAGTATATGAAGCAGTTTGACATTGGTATTTGGCACGGTCCTTTGTCGGATGTCAAGAACCAAACGATTGCTCATTGGCCACCGTTCCAGCTTGTTAGCCAGGAATTAAATCGCAACTTTGACTTCTTTGACAATCTATTCTATCCAGGTACAATTGAAAACTATTGCGCTAGTCAGCTAGAAGGATCGTTCTACAAGCGAGAGATATTCCAGAAGATCTATGATTGGTTTGCGGCTCGTTATGATATCGAAAGACTAAACGAGTGGCCAGTGTACATGGAAGAACTTATGATTCCTACGCTAGCCTATCATTTCAGCATGGGTAAAGTAGGCACACCAGTATGTGCCTTTTATATTGAAGGTGGGCACATGACTCTCGACAACTGGCAGTATGTCCAGGACGTAATTGATGGTAAGAGTATAATTGCCTGGGGTGCTGATAATCTACCATTCTGGGCTAATCGTATTCTTTCAACGTCAACATCTGGTAAAGATCTATATACTATCAAAAGAATAAATAGGATTATAGATGATCCTATTAGAGTCGCTATCACGAATCTATCTGGAGTATAAAATGTCACCTATATTAGAAACAATTGCAGTAATGAGACAAGAGCTTCTCGAGCTGCAATATAGAATATCTCGTGGTACTTATGATGACCTGGAGTTTTACACGCCAATTGAGATATATTTTAAAGCTAGAATCGAAGAGCTCGAAAGACTCGTAGAGAAATAAGGATTATAGTCACGTAAAATAATACGTTGAAATGTGCTTTTTATACGTTGACTTCTTATAGATTACATAGTAGTATTAATAAATAGATACATGGTTACTACGGGGGTATCGCCCCCATTGACTCTTACAAAAGCTTCAAGTCAAAGTTGGCTAAGAAAGCGGATATGATTTCGGTTATATCCACCGACGAAAACAATAATGATTTTGCATTCCTAGTAAGAGAGGGATGGGTGTAGAGAATACCTTATTGGTACATTCTTATCACAGCGATAACGATAGATGGGGTTGAGACACCTCTACAAAGCTATCATTATTAGCCGAAGTCATTTGACCCTAGAGGTTACAAATGAAACTATTTACAAATACAAAAGATTTTCCCTACCTACGTTGGGCCGAGGGTTTTGTTATAGGCGTTATAGCTGTTACGAGTGTAGCACTAGCAACTCCAGTTAAAGAACCCGAAGTAAAGATCGTTAAGGTCCCACAAATACAGGTAGTAGAAAAAGAAGTAGTTGTTAAACAGCCTGTTTATCTAAGCAAACACGATAAACAGCAAATCAAATGTATGGCCGAGAATACATATTTCGAAGCCGGACATGAACCTAAGAAGGGTAAGATTGCAGTCAACAATGTTGTGCTCAATCGAGCCAAAGATAAAAGATTCCCAAAGACGCCATGTGCTGTTATCAATCAAAGAACAGCGCGCGTATGCCAGTTTTCATGGAAGTGTGAGGGAGGAAAACGCATTGGTGACATGACTGCCTATAGGAAGTCATTAGCAGTCGCCGAGAACGTGTACTTGGGTAATTACGGAGACGTAACCGGAGGCGCAAAGTTCTACCACGCAGATTATGTAAGCCCATCATGGGGCCGCGTATTTGATCGCACTACTAAGATTGGTGCACATATATTTTATAGAGGTTAGTATATCATGGAAGAGTCGAGTCTACAGTTTTCTAAAGTAATCAGCTCCGAGAAGTTCTATAAAGAGATTGAACAACTTGTCAAAGATCACAAGTTAAAATATATGGATGCTATCATATATTTTTGTGAGAGAAACGAAGTTGAAATAGAAACTGTAGCCTCGATGATTCGTGGCAACATGCGAATTAAGGCTATCCTTCAAGTAGAAGGAGAACTGTTGAACTTTTTACCAAAGACAGCTAAACTGCCTATCTAAAGTTCGCATGTAAGGAAAGAGGAGATGACTCCATATGAATGTTTTCAATTATATAATGCCCTTAAACTCCATTTTACCAACCCATCCTACGACTACTTCAAGTATCAAGGTAAGACTCGGATCGACCACAGAGTCTTCGAGCGTAGAAAAGACAAGTATCAATTCTACAAACTTTCAAAGCACAGAGATCCTCAAGGCCTTATCGTGGCTAACTTTGCTGCCGGAAGCGCGGGTTGGATTGGTGACATGCTCACCGAAGAAGCCAATGACCGATATACAGATTGGCTTGGACGTCAACAGTCCATTACTTACAGGTTCCAGTCAGACATGGAAAAGCTGGCAGACAACCTGAAGAGCAACTTCCAGGTAAAGGAAGGTCAACATCCCCCACTACTTGTATATGTTAAGCGGGGTGTTATCTCTATAGAAACCTTAACTATTCTAAATGAACTGTTGAGCTTTTTCCCAACATGGGATATAAAGATAAATGACACTGTACTATGGCCCAATATCAGAAACAGATGTCTAAAGTATGCTCCATTCATTACATATGATAGAGTAAAGATTAAGCAGATCCTAAAAAATCTCTTATAAATACCGCCGGCCAAAGGCCAATATGAAATATACGAAACATAAGAAAAAGGAAATAAGATATGTCATTCTCTTTTAATGAGCTCAAGCGTAACTCAAGCGATAGCTTCGATAAGCTCAACCAAGAACTCACCAAACTCAATACAAATCAGCAAGGCGGCGCTCCAGGTAAGGATGAACGTCTATGGTCATGTCAGCTAGATAAAGCTGGTAATGGCTATGCGATCATTCGCTTCCTTCCTGCACCTGCTGGTGAAGATGTTCCATTCGTTCGTCTGTTCTCCCATGGCTTCAAAGGCCCGGGTGGAGCTTGGTATATTGAAAACTGTCTTTCAACACTAAGCGCTCCCGATCCAGTTATGGAGATGAACAACATCCTGTGGAATGAGGGTGAAGGTTCAGAAGGACGCAAGCGCGTTACTGGTTCTGGTCGTGATAACCCAGGGACCAAGCGTCAGCTGTCTTACTATTCAAACATCTATGTTGTGAGTGATCCAGCTAATCCAGAAAACGAAGGTAAGGTTTTCTTGTTTAAGTATGGCAAGAAGATCTTTGATAAGCTCAATGATATGATGAGCCCAACGTTCCCTGGAGAAACACCTGTCAACCCATTCAATCTTTGGGAAGGTGCAAACTTCGTTCTGAAGATTCGTCGTGTGGATGGATATGCAAACTTTGATAAGTCAGAGTTTGAGAAGCCTGCACCGCTAGCTGATGATGATAAGATGGAAGCCATCTGGAAGTCACAGCATTCTCTTCAAGAGATCGTATCGCCAAGCAACTTCAAGTCCTATGATGAGCTTAAGGAAAAGCTCGATCGGGTTCTGAGTAATGCTCCGGCACGTCAACGTAAGGTCACTGAAGAATCCAATGATGCACCATGGTCAGCTCCGGCACCACAGTTCAAAGCTGCAGAGCCTCGTCCTGCACCTGTGGCGACTGTAGACGACGATGATGAAGATATGGCTTTCTTTAAGAGCTTAGCCGACGATTAATATCTCACCCGCCAGTGAGTAAACTTGAGAGCGGCCAATGGCCGCTCTCTTTTTATCTGGCCACGAAGTATTTTGAATAATCCTGTCCGTTATAGGCCTTGTGGGACGCTTGCGCTTGTCCGCCTCCAGAAGATCCAGAATTTTTCGCAAAAAGGCCGTTTTGAGCTGCTTGATATTGATTTCCCCCCGTCTTAATAGCCGGTGTGGGTCTATTGGTACTGGCATTATTCAAAGCAGGGGCTGCTCCAGTGCCTTCCATATACGGGACAGGGTTGACCGATCTTGTCAAAGCGTTGTCGGTGCTGCTGGACTGACCCAGCCGAACTTCGAAATGAAGGTGATTACCCGTTGACCTTCCGGTACTACCAACCCCACCAATGATATCACCGGCTCTAACGTCTTGTCCGCTACTGACACGCATGGATCCATCGAGAAGATGCGCATAACGAGTTTGTATACCGTCTTTATGGTCGATATATACAACGTTACCATAGGATCCGACGGATTTTGCTAGAATAACCGTGCCAGCTTTAACAGCATGTACTGGTGTGTTAGGCGACATTGGAATATCAATGCCTGGGTGATTTCCACCTTTGCCGTTATTGTAATACTGTCGGAATTGTCCGTAGTTATTCGATCCGAGATTCGTTAGAGCACCCAGAGGCCCTACCATACCTTGCTTATTAACTACACCGGGCTCGCCTGCCATACTATTAGTAAGACTCGGCGAGGGTCCAAGCCCCATACGGGTTCGGTGACCACTAATAACTTTTGCGAGATCATTATAATCAATTACGCCGTCCTTAGGGATTGCATCTAGACTCGGGTTACTACTGTAATATTTGTCGCCGCTTCTTGATAAAACGCCAGTCCAACCTTGATTACGGGCAATACTAGGCAAGAAAACAGCGGCATATATTTGACCTGCATTAGCCCCGCGCGGCATTTTGCTGGCAGCAAATATTTTTTCATCTGCTAGAGCTACTTGCTGGGCTCTTGTCATCTTACTGATAGCATCAGTATTAAAGTATTGAGGCATGAACTGAAAGAGCCCCGTAGCACCATTTTTACCGCGAACGGTTGGGCTCATCGTGCCAGCGCTTTCATTATACATCAGACCTAATAGGTCATTAGCATCAACATTATACTTTGATGCTAGTCCACCAACAGCGCTTATAAACTCTTTGTCGTTCTTCCAGTCGCCAGTAACCTTAGACAAATCGCCGACCGGAGCATATTGTCCTGGGCCGAGTGTTTGACCTGGCGTTGCAGAACCACCGCTAAATCCTCCCGTAACTGCTTGGTATCCGAGATAGCCTAGAGCTCCTACACCTATAGCAGCAGCTGCTGCAACTCCTCCTCTAGCCACTCCTCCAAGAGTGAACGGAGATCTAGGGATTGCTCCTTTAGGAATCCGACCAGGCATTCTAGGAGGTCGTCTGGAACCAGGTTTGCCTCCGCCTCCTAAATCAATATCGAGTTCATCACCCCCTCCATCTAGGGAGAAGTTCTCGAGCGCTGCAGCCAACTCATCAAACTTGGCAGTCAGTTCGGGCAAATATTGTTGAAATACAGCTCCGAGTCCGTTGAGATTGTTTCCTCCGGATCCCGAGAGTGAATCGACTGAACCGCCAGGAGACTGGAACGACTCCATGGAAGATTCGATGCTGTTTTGTCTAGCAGCTTTGATCTTGTTTGTTTCTAGATTTTTTCTAAAGTCGAGATAGTTTTCTACTTGATAAAAATTATCCAGGATGTCTGTTAGAGATTCCGACATCGAGCTGATGGACTGCTTATCTAAAATATCTCCCATCTCAGATTTTTTAGATAGCAATACAACTGAACCTGTAACGATATCAGCAAACGCATTGTCAAGAACTTTTATTAGGAATCCCCGATCACTGGGACTATCTATTGTGTTAGTTATCAATCGTTTGGCGTTGTTCTTTTTACCTCTGAGGTGTTTGGTTATGTCCTCCATCAGAATCTCGCCTCGTTCAGAGTAGGATGAGTTCCATCAGGTTTAACATGAGGCATATAAAACATTATGCTTGCTGGCAATGATCCCACATTATAATATGTAGGATCTGGAACGTTACCAGTACCAACGAACCCTGTACGCACTTGTTGCTGACGTACGGATTGTATTCCTTGAGGTGTGCTTATATTAAGTGGCGTCGTCTGATCGAGAGGAGGCGCCATAGCAGCTTCTTGTATGGCTGTAGCAGCTGTCGTACGAGGGGCTTCTGGAGCCGCGGAGGCGTCTTTCGGCTTCTGTTGGGCTGGTTTAGTACCGCCGCCTCCACTAACCTTAGCAGCGCCGCTCGACGAGGTCCTAGTAGCTGAAGGAGGTGGTGTGGCACTAACAGCTTGGGGAGAGCCGTAGCTACCAGATGCCCCTCCACCACCAAAACTTCCACCTCCTGGTTGGAAACCAGGTTTCGCAGGCTGTATTCCTTTTTGTATTTGTCTAGTCTGCGTCTCTTTCTCTAACGACTTAAAATGCTCTCGGTTCTTTTGAATATAATTCAAAGCATTTTTAGTAGCAGGAGTCCTGGGATCAGCTGTCGGTCCATATGCATCCAAGAGAGTCTGATAATCAGGAGGAAGATTATCGGATGGATACTTCTTGCCTTTGATCTCAAAATGAGTAGTAAACCCAGAAGAGTTCTTAATTGCTTTCATACCATATCGACGCTCAAGCTCGGCCAATGGTTTATTAGCATCACTATAGGTCGACTTCATGAATTTATCAATGGCGTACAACCCAGCACCAGTAGTAGCAATAGCAGCTCCCATGGCAGCTGTGGCAACCCCTACCGAGGTCCCACCAAAATTCGCCAGGCCTTGCAGTCCACCTCGAAGCAAATTAGCGCCTCTACCAAGCAATCTGCGAAGGGCACCCTTACCTTTGGGTCCTTTGGATCTATTGGAAGGAAGATCGATATCGACGCCACCACCTCCACCTCCATCTCCAGAAGAGATACCATTAAGTCGATCGATTACATTTTGTATTGCTTGGTGTAGATCTTGGAAATCCGTCTCTAAATCAGTAGCTGACATTAAGTCGCCACCCTGGGTAGGTTCAGGAGTAGCATCTACTGCACTAACTGGATCTCTGCGCTCTTGCATACCCTCGCGAGATACTCTTACAGCCTGAGCATGTTGATCTAATAGCAACTTATGATGTTTGCTCGATATATCCCTGAAAGATATAGCTACCTTTAATAGATCAGCTATCTGTCCGCGAATAGTATCTACAGTGGGAGAAGATATCTTTTCAGCTCTTTTAGGACTACCCAGCGTAGGAAGATCAGCAACTGCACCTGCAGCTCCTCTAGCTCTGCCAGCACCCCCAGCAGCCCCTGCCTCATCATTCTTGTCTTTAGGGGTATAGTTGCCTCCGAAAGCAGCAGCTAGCCCAGCCAGCGCAGCATTGGCGCCTGCCTCTAAAATATCATCGCCGTGTTTTCTTAGGAACCTACGGGTGCGGACGGCAGACCGCTTATAGGTACGCTTTGCCCCCTTTGAAATTTTCAACGCTAAGTTGGCAAGCCCCTTCATCAGTCTATACTATCCCGCTTTTTCTTTTTCTTTTTCTAGATAATCTAATAACATCTGCACGTAGATATCTCGTTCAAATGGCATTAGACTTTCCACCTCTGTAATCGAATATTTATGGTGCTGAGCCAAAGCAAATACAGTTTGATAATAATTTGCTAAAGTGTTGTGACTCAGCCCAAGGTAAAAAAATCACGTAACGAAGACATTTCTATCACTCTGTCATGTCCTAAAGAGTTTTTATACTCGAGTTTGTGGTGCATGCGAGGCAACTCATTAAAGAAGGATCTGATCTTTTCATATGTGTCTACATCAAGACTATCAATGAAAGCGTCTACTTCTTCTTTAGGCTGTTCAGCCACGAAATATACTTCTTCTTCGTCATATACTTGATCAATACAGCTACGCACCAAATACTCGACCATATCTAATGGAGTCGCGTTTTCTGGAGCGTTGTCTAGTAGAGTGATTGAAGGATACTTCATTATCAGACCAATGTTGTCTGTTATTTGGATCTTATTAGAGCTGCTCGATGGAATAATGATATCTACTTCTTCTAAGTCCACCGTAAAATCATATACCTTGTCATCTTCTGTATCTCTATAGGACACTTCAATAACATTATTGACGGATCTAGAACGTAGCTTCAAGAACATATACTCAAGATCGAACGTGCAAAGAGAATTGACATCAAACTTATCTACAATACAATTCTGTAGGATCTGCTTGATAGCAAAGATTATATCTTTTTCATTATCAGACTGCTGAGCAAATAAAAGGATCTTCTCTTCTTTCACTAGGAAAGGTCTGAAGCGCACCTTTTTGTTTTGCGAAGGCACCAACATTTCGAAGATTGGCTGATTAAGTTTAGGTAACGGCATTATTATTCACTCCATCATTGATTATTAGTTTTGTATTTTAAAAAGTCTATTTTATAGTCACGGTAGGTAAACGGAACAACAATCTTAGCTAGTTGGTCTTGGTTTTCCCAATTTAAATCTATAGCATTTATAGCTCTTGGAAAGGCATCGTACAATGTAACAGACTGAACAGCATTATGCTCCTCATCAAACATAGTCACACGCATCTCAACAGAGTATTCATCTTTGTATCCCACTTCGTATGCCCGGTGCGCCTCTTTACCTCTATATGATTTTGTAGCTTCTAGACCCCTGCTCTTATCTGGACTCACAATAACTCCCATCCAGTCATAGAAGAAAGCATACTGTCTCGATTTCTTATCTAAGACAAATGTAAGAGAAACATTGTCATGAATGATGCCGTATGGGTTAAATTCGACTGGGCCGTATCCATATCTTGGAGGCGACTGAGCTTCAGCCAATGTCAGGCCTGGCATCTGAGCACTCTCACAGCGCAAGGTGATTCCCTCGGTCGTATTATACATATTCGTCATGTATTTACAAAGAGGAAAAAATACCTCGAACGAATGAGTCCGCAGTACACCGTTGACCTTAAAATCGTTGATAAAACCGTCTAGGGTAAATTTTGGTTTATTTGCTGTTGCCATCTGTTGGATTCTCTTGTATAATACTATAGTGGGTACATAATTACATTGTTATAGCTTGTCTAGACTGTCCATGCACATAGTTGGCAGTTCTCTTTTCAAACCTTGCAGTAGGAAGAAAAATAGCAATATCCCATTCAGAAGGATATATGTACATAAACCTACTCTGTACATGATCATACAGGTAGTGCTTTATACATGGTTTGAAATACTTTAAATTAGCTGACGCATTTAATAGTTTGTAGGAGAGAGTCATTCTTGTAGACTCATCGTACCTTTTATTGTTTGTGTAATCGTAGAGCCCGTCCATCAACCTTGCTCTAAGCGTCAGTGGCAAATAGTGGAGATTTATTCCGTAGAAGCCACCTTTAATCAACTTAAACGGAAATATCAAAGGCACTCTATCATAGTATGGTAGGGTTTCTTTGTATTTGGGATCGTACTGAAACATGTACATAGCTCCAGGCAGGAGCTTGTTTACAAGACGGTCTGTGTCTGATCTCATAAGGGTGTTTTCGTTAACACGCTTAATTTGTTTGCCGGCATTTCTATACCACTCACGCGCTTCTTCAGTTCGCGCTGGAACCTTACCAGCTCGCACACCCTGAGTAATAATAGTATCAAAAACACTAGCCATTTATAGATTTTTTCCTGAGTTCAGTATAATATTTATACCTAGAACTTTATGCCCAAATGATCTTCGTGAAAGATCTGAAACTTCCATCCCCTATCCTTACAATACTCTTCTGCAGCTTTCCACTTAGCAGAATTGATACCCCACGTTTGAACTTCCGTAATATATCGTCGGGTAGCTTTTTGTTGTATTGCAGGAGGCTTGGTCTGAGCCTTCGGCTTCACCTCAATCATAACAGTCTCTATTTTATTGTCAGAAGCATTTTTCTTTTTGACAACAAAGTCAGGAAAGTATCTATGCACTTTACCATCTATTGGAGACCTATATGGAACAATCGTCTCTTCAGATGCCCATTCCAACACATCTGGATGAGCATCGAGCTTGGTCATAAGTAATAGCTCCCACCGACTACGATAAATAATCTTTGATGGGTCGCCTTTATACTTTTTAGGGTTATTAGGACGGAAGACACCTTTGTAAGCCATATAAATATATATCATAGAGTATTATAGGGATTCCTCGTAATGAGCTTTAACGCCGGTAATTATATTAAAAATAGCGCTAAATCAGCCAAAGACCGAATAGTCGACCGCACTGTTAATCAAGTCACACAAGGTAAGAAGGGTTCTGTAGGATCCATTGTTATATCTCTGACTAAGTCTTTGTTTAATATTGGTAATTCATATGATAGTGTAAAAGCTATTTCAGCTGTAGCTACTGATAACGTTGTCAATAGAGGGGCAGCCGAATATTCAGCTCTAGCTGGAAAGGATCCGAGTCGTTCAGGTGCTGCTAATGATATTGATAAAAATAGACTTCCAGGAAGTGGTAGTGGAAATGAGTATTGGACAGAACGTAATCCTGCAACCAAAATCGCTATGAAAAATGATGAAGAAAATAATACTTTCGATGCAATAACGTAAGAGATACCCATGCCAACTACAGCCACGTCTCCAGATACTCCGACTTCGCCCGATGGCTCATTTGATGCAGGTCCGTATTATGTTCAACTCCGTATAAGCGATTATGTACGACCTACGCCATTTGACAAGCCTAGTCGAGCAAATACCTATACTGTTAGACTTCCTATTCCTACAGAGCTCAGAGAAGAATCCTCAACAGAATGGTCATCTCCTAGCTTGGGTGCAGTAGGAGATTTAATAAACGGTCAAGATGGGGCGTCCGCGTTCAACGGCGCACTGGCTGGTACTGCTCTTGGTAATGTCGGTAATGTCCCCGGGGCGTTCGTGGACCAGATGTTCGGATCGACAGGAGCAGGCGGTGCGCTGGGTAGCGCGCTTAAAAACACCTTACCTGCCGAGAATCTTACAAGTGCGTTTCAACAATCTTTTGGTATAGCTCCTAACCCTAACCAGACAATGATATTCCAAGGTCCACAACTTAGATCATTCACGTTTTCATGGACCTTTAATCCTCGTACTAAAGATGAAAGCAAGCGATATCAACGGATAATTAATAAAATAAGGGCTCGCTCGCTTCCTACATTTGCAGCTGGAAATGCATCAGCTATTCTCAAATATCCTTCTATAGTTCAGATGAACTTCTATCCGTGGGACAGTATGGGTCCAAGCGATAATACCTACTATGGCTGGTCGACAGATTCTATTATTAAAATGAAGACTTGTGTAATTAGTAACGTTATTGCAAACTATGCTCCAGGAAATATACCGGCGTTTTTCGAAGGCACTCGTTTACCTACAGTAATACAGCTAACTATTACACTAAAAGAGACTGAATATATGCTGGGTGGAGACTATGACAGTAACCTACAAACTCAAGAAACTCTCGGAGCATTAGTAGAACAAGTCGGCATAGACATAGCGGCGGCGTTTGGTATAGAACCAACCGAAACTCCACCAGCTGCGAATCCAGTAAATGCAAGTGAAAAAGAAAAAAACAGCGCTAATCCTCCAAACCCAAACCCTCCCGCTAACCCAGTTAACGCTGGCCGTTCTCCAGGGATTCTAGCAGATTTGTTTAAAAAGGGAGCGCAGTAATGAAATATTTTGAATCGATGCCGATTATATCCTATAATGGTCAGAATGTGAGGAATATTCTTACCCGAGTAGCGCTGACGGATAACACTAAGGCTAATAAACAAATATTTCTACCTTATACTCAAAAGGAGTATGAGCGGACTGACGTATTGTCATATAAATATTATGACAGTCCAGATTGGAGTTGGTTAGTTTGGTTCAGTAATGAGTCTGTTGATCCGTATTATGACTACTCCCTTTCTGATTTAGATTTTCAATCTATGATTATTAGTAAGTATGGCTCTATAGAAAAAGCTATTAGTTATGTCCACCATTGGCAGACTAATTGGTTATCCAGTGATACTACCCTCACTGTATCAGAATATAATGATTTACCTCAGAATCATAGGAAGTATTTCAACCCCGTACTCGACAACGCTTTGAGAATACACTCATACAAGCGTAAAAGGAAAGACTTGACTGCAACAACCAATCAAGTTGTTTCTATTACCTTTGCTGAACCAATCAATAATCCATTCCAATACGGAGAGAAGATATTGGGGGGATCGCCTAGTGTATATGGTTTCGTGACTTATGCTGACGAAAATTCTGTAACTATTCAGCACGTAGAAGGTTCTTTTGTTGGTGGAATGAATATAACAGGAACCGAATCAAATATTCAAGCAGTTAGTAATGTGGTTTCTGTGGTATCGCAAACTATTCCAGTTGACGAATACATCTATTGGGAGCCAGTTACAGAATATCTATATCAATCGCAGCTCAATCAAGATAAAAGACAAATAAAGCTAATTGACAATACATACAAGTATGATATTGAAGCGGAAGTTCGAAGAGTTATGAATATATGAGCATTATCAGCAAGGTCTTAGGAGCTATTGAAAAGGATCTGCTTCGCCCCATATCCAAAGATATATTGGGGACGGATAATGGTATACGTTCCACGAATCAGCTCGGCCCTGGTGATGTCGAAATAACGAATCTGACCATTATGCGAGAAGATGGTCAGCGAGCCATGACATTAATTTCTCATTGTAAGACAATGGAAATATATGAAAGTGTGCTGTCTCCTGTAATATTTGCTGAATTAAATATCGCAGATGCTGCTGGGATACGGCAAGAACTACCGATCAACGGAGAAGAGTATGTGCGTATTGTTATGCGCACACCGGATACAAAGATTCCAGTCACTTATCTATTGAGAGTGTTTGAAGTTACTGACGAAAAGGTTACTCGTAATAGTCAAATGAGAACATATACCCTGAAGTGTTGTTCGCCAGAACTTTTCAGAAGTGCTAAGACCCACATCAGTAATAACTATCATGGCACGGTATCTGAAGCTGTAACGCAAATATTAGATAATGCCCTTGGATCAGAAAAGCCTTTCGTTGTAGAAGATACAAAGGGAGTAAAGGAACGTATATTATCCCGTCTGACTCCATTTGCAGCAATTGATTATCTTAGACGAAATGCTATTTCTAAGACTCATAAGTCCTCCTCATTTGTTTTCTTCGAGAATAGAGATGGCTTTAAGTTCTGCACGCTCGAGAGATTAATGCACGAAGGCTCTTTATTGGGCATCACTGACAAGCGGTTCTTTTTTGACACCGCTTCAAATAATACAGATATAAACAACGTTACAATGCGTAACATTATTGCCTTCAATCAAGTTCAATCGGCTGGTTCTCTATCAATGATTGCTCGTGGGGGTATCTCAAACGTTGCCAAGCAATTTGATCTGTTTACAGGAGACGTTAC